CATCAACGAACTGATTGAGTCGAACCCCTTCACGGGTGGACGCAGGCCTACGGCTATCTATGCCGACCCATCGATCTTCGTTAAACGCCGCCTCACCGATGTGATGAACCACAGTGCCGCCGACATCTTTGCCGAGGCCGGGCTATGGCTGACCAGGGCCAACAACGACCGGGTCAACGGCTGGCGGGTGGTCAACGATGCACTGATTAAAGACCGCCTCTTCTGCTTCAGCGGCTGGAACGACAACCTCATGCGCACGATGCCTTCGCTGCCCCGTTCTAAGGGCAACATGGAGGATCTGGATACCCATGCCGAAGATCATGCCGCTGACGAGCTTCGCTACGCCATGATGCATGTATATAAACCGCACCGTGTGACTGAACCGGAATCATACGAAGGCACCGGCCAGCAGATGATTGATGAGATGCTCACCACGGTAGGTAAACGCAACGGTCGCTACGCAGCGGCTTAACAGAAGAGGCTACAAATGAAATTCAATGGCACACCCAAGCCGAGTAAATCTAAGTCTACAGGCACCAAGCGCGTTAAGCCGATTGCGGCCAACGCCGACCGGGTCACGACCAAGAAGAGGAAATAAAATGCCTAAAGTCGGATCGAAACATTACAGCTATGATGCCAAGGGCATGGCCCAGGCTAAAGCCGCTGCTAAGGCGAGTGGTAAACCCATGACCAACGCTCGTAAAAAGAGCAGCGGGTCTAAAGGGTTCAACGGGACACCTAAGCCGCTTAAATGAAGAAGACCGAGGTAGAATACTGGCGTGGGGCCATTGAGAACAGTGCCCTGTATATGCGCGACCGGCATAAGGTGTGGAAACGATTGCTCAGAGCGTATGAGATGGACTTTGAGGTCGGCTCCCTGCCCGATGACAAGGTGGTGCGTGTCAGTCGCTTCTACCCGCTGACTCGCCAGATCATCGCCTCTATCTCGTTTAACCACCCGCATGTCTTCTTCTCGGTCAAAGAGCCGAATAAAGAGTTTGCGGCTACGATACTAGAGCGCGTGGCTAATGCTGCGCTGGAGCAGATGAACGCTAAGGCCGAGGTGCAACAGGTCATCTTCGATGCGCTCTACTGCGCCGTGGGCTGGCTCAAGTGCGGCTACAACCCGCCCGGTGATGACGATCTGGTTGCGCCCTATACCGTCAACGATGCGCTGGACAATGATTTTCCCTATATCCATCGCATCAACCCCTTCAATGTCTTTATCGATCCGCTAACGCCGCCGCATAAGCTCTCCCATGCGCGGTATATCATTGAGAAAATGCTGGTGCCGCTGGAATACGTCAAAAAAGATGACCGGTTTGTCAACCGGCGGCAGATACAAGCGGCTGAGACCGAAGAGGACATCAAGGACACATTTTTACAAGACATAGGCGGTGCGGAGACTACCTCCGAAAAAGAGGCCCTTAACCTGTCGAAGTCGCAGGGCCAGATGACGGTCCTCTACGAGATACACGACAGGATGAAACGCCGTAGGTACACCTTCGCGCCAGGGGTCGAAGAGCCCATTGAAGACGTAGAGCATCCGATGAGAGCCATGAAGCCCATCTATGCCCCTGACCCGTTCACGGGCGAGTTGCTGATGACGGGCGAGTATGAGGCCGAAGGCGGTTTCCTCGTTCAAGGTGGTTTCCCCTACATACCGCTCAAGTTCGACCAGACACAAAAAGGCTTTTACGGTCAGCCGCCGATGGCCTATGGCGAGGATCTGCAAAAGCTCATCGTAGAGAGTGTGTCGCGTAGGGCTGACCTTCTTAAACGCTACCCTCGTGTGCTGCTGGCCTCGCGCCGAGAGCGCGACAACAACGCCGACATTGGCCAGCAACTGGAGACCGGCCGGGATGGCGAAGTCATCTGGGTAGACGATGTAAACCAGTCGTTCAAGGAGTTAGGCTTCGGCAACCCGCCCCCAGACCAACTGGGCATTGAGTCGGATGCCAGGAGCTATGAAGAGCAGGCCATGGGCGTTAGCCAGATGGCTATGGGAGGCGGTCCCAAGGTTACCGCTACGCAGGCGAGCCTGACGGCCTCATTTGGCCAACTTAACCGAGAGTGGTTACAAGATCGCGTCAAAAATGTGTATGGCGATATTGTCCGCAACTCGCTGCGCATGATGGCTGATGTGCGTTACCTCCCCGAAGAGTTTTTGATCAATGTGGCTACCGATGAAAACGAGCCCGTCTATGAGGCGGTCACGACCGACATGTTGCGTGTGCGCTATGCGGTGGACATCGAAGCGGGGTCGATGAGCCCACTGACCGAGCAGCTAGAGCGCGAGGATGCGCTGGCTCTCTTTAACTACACCATACAACTGCCCGAAGTAGATCGGGGTGAGGCCATCAAGGGCCTCCTTAAAGCCTTCAAGGTGCAAGACCCCGACAAGTACTTCAAGCCGGGCATGGAGGCTGATGTGATGAAGCTGGCCTCCATGGAAAACCTACTCTATCTGCTCAAGGGTGCGATGATCGATGCAGGGCCCGATGAGAACCATCAAGTCCACCTACAGATACACTCGCAGATACAGCAGATGCCTGAGTTCCAGCAACTGCTGCCGGTGCAGCAACAGCAGATACTGCAGATAGCACAGGCTCACATGCAGCAGCACCAGCAGTTCCTGGCACAGAAGGCCCAGGGCCAAGCCCCTGGACAGGGTGGTGGAGAAGAGTCGGGTGGTCGCATACCCGGCATACGCGAGAGGGCAGGCACCGAAGGGGGAGGCGGCATAGTGTCGCTGGTGCGGTCAAACGCTCAGGAGATGAGCCAACAGGTGCAACGGGCACCGGGCCAAGGATAGACCATGATATTTCACGATTTTGAATGCGACACATGCGGTCGTTTCCACGAAGATGTGACCTTCGTTAACCACAAAGCCATCACTAGAACGATGGCCTGCGAGGGGTGCGGCAAAAAGGCTACGATGCGCTTTAAGCGCAATAACCTCATCCACCATGACCACAGCGGCATGTATGGTCGATACCATCATGGCTTTGGCGAGGTGGTGCGCAGTTACTCGCACAAACAAGAGTTGTTGAAAAAATATAACGTGGTCGAGTCATCCGACTCGGTCGGCGGCAGTCGCTGTATGCGAACTAGCGCACTGTCCGAAGAGAAACCCACGCTTGAAGGCCACAAGGCAGGCTTCGGGACGAGTCCCGAAGAAGCTATTGCGGTTGCCGAGCAAAATATAACGGAGGATTGATTGTGACTGAGAGCGTGCTAGACGTTGACTCCGCAGTAGATGCCGGGACACCCGACGAAGGCGCATCGACCGACACTGGATCAGATGTAGTTTTTTTTCCTGACAGTGAAACGGATGATGCCACCCAGGATTCGGCCCCCGCCGCAGAAACGGGACACTCCACTCCAGCAGAAAACTCAGCAACCAACGGCAACGTAGACCTACTACGCACACCTGTAGATCAGTTGCCCGAAAACCTGCAACCGTTGGCCCCACTGGCTAAGAACCTCCAGGCCGACTACACCCGTGTGCAACAGGATCTACGAGAGCGGGAGTCGCAGTTAGCGGCTCGTGAGCAGCAGATCCAGACGCAGAACCAACAGGCCCAGCAATACCAGCAGCAGTGGGCCGACCGGGTGCAGCAGACCGTAGCACCTACCGTAGACCCCATCCAACAGATGCGGTCTGGGCTGAGTGATGATGAGAACCGAGCTATCGACACCGTGCAGGCTATCGTCCAGCACCAAGTGGGTAGCGAACTGAATGCGATGCGTAGCCAGTTGCAGAGTCTGCAACAAGAGAACGAAGGTTTGCGCAACGCACACAGCGGCGTTCAGAATTTCGTCAGTGAGCAGGTACAGTCACGTACCCGCTCGGCAGTACAGGAGGCGATAGATAAGCATGGTAATGATGTGCGCCGTTATGGGCCGCAGATATTGCACATGCTTAAAGGCGATGCACCGCCCAACATGGCTACCGGCAAACCCTACACGGTTACCGAGGCCTATGAGCAGTTAGCAGGCGTTACGCAGCAGCAGGCTGACGCACTACGGCAGGCCGACCAAAAGACCCGCCGCAGCAGCAAACGAGCGGTTGCATCCAATGCCAGTGTGGATTCATCGGAGGACGGTGGACCCCTGAGTGAAGCTGAGGTACTCAACAAATTGAGAGGCCTGGGCTTTGAGTGAGTTAAACAACAACTAGCATAGGATAGACTAAAATGTCAGCCACTTCACAGACTTCGACATGGGATGCAGCGTGGACCCTTACGCTTCGTGCCAAGCGAAAAAGATTAACGGATAACTTCTTCGATAGTTACCCGACCCTCGCAGCGATGCGCCAGGGCAGTGCCTTAGAAGTAGAGTCTGGAGGCAAACAAATTCAAGAAGACCTCCTCTATGGTGCGAATTCCAGCGAATGGTTCTCTGGTTACGATACGCTTAACACCGACTCGGTCGACGGCATCACGGCAGCGTTTTTTCCGTGGCGTTATGTAGCGGTCCCGATCACGATTTCGATGACCGAAGAAAAGGAAAATCAGAAGTCGGATGCGGCGATGAAACTCTTAGCGGCTAAGACCGAGCAGAGCATCTTGACGATGTCCGATCAAGTCAATGCGGCTTTGTATTCGGCGCAGACCGGCAAAGGTATCTTGGGTTTTCAAGACATCATTGCCGATGCACCGGCCACGAGCCCGACTACCCTGGGTGGAGTCACGGTCAGTGGCAATAGTTGGTGGCAGAACAAGGCCAACAACGCTACGGCTGATACGTCCTTCAAGACGATCACCGGCACCAACTTTTACGAGGGTATGCTTAGGATGGCCACTACGTGGACGGATGTGAGCGAAGGAAATATCGAACCTTCGGCCATTTTTACCACAGCTTCGATTTACTCCTCATTCGAAGAGATCTTTGAGGGCACCGGTTACCAGCGTATTACCTCCAAAGGTACTCCCGGCGTAGACGGTCGTTTGCCTTCGTTTCGAGGTATTCCGGTGCAGTATGACCGTGATTGCGGATCGGGTCGGATGTACCTAATAAATACTGACTTCCTTAAGCTCAAGATGATGAAGGGCATGGAATTTTCTAACACAGAATTCAGATCGCCAGCTAATCAGATGGCTAAGACTGCGTTCGTGGTCGCCGGAATACAATTGACCACGTCGAATCGCCGCAGGCAGGGTGTGATCTATAACCTGTCGTAATAAATCCGAGCCTCAAGCCAATGAGGCTTTAAGTCCCAGCAAAGGACAAAGGAGTAATTACCATGAGTTTTAAAAATCACAATTTCGGTACTAACCGCATTGGTGGTACCGGCATTGGCAGTCAGTATGGCCAGGGGTTGTACGCCGAGTCTTCGACTCCGGTGTACCCCATTGGCGAGAAGCTTGAACTGTCGGACGGTCGCGTGTTTCGCTACGGCAAAACTGCAGCGGCTGTAGCGGCTGGCCTGCTCGTGTCACAAGACCTCTCGGCTACCTCGGTAGTGGAGACTGATAACATCGTCATTGCAGCGGCTAATGGGTTTGACCCGGCGGCTGGCTCTTCCCAGTTGCAGATCACCTTGGCGAGTGCCACCAAGGATCAGTTTGCTGGCGCATTGCTCCAGACTACGGACGATGCGGGTGAGGGTTATCAGTATCGGATCAAGAGCAACAGTGCCACGGATGCTACCACCAGTGGCAAAGTGGATATCTACCTGTTCGATCCTATCGTAGTGACGCTGACTACGGCTACCGACATCGCCATCGTTGGTGGTCTCTGGTATGATGTCGTTGGTGCTACCGCTGCTACGGACTACGTAGTGGCTGGCGTTACCACCACGGCGATGACCAGCGGTTACTACGGTTGGTTTCAGACGGCTGGTATCGCTACGATACTCGCAGACGGCACGATTGCAGTGGCCGACAACCTGACGCTCAGTGATGGTGTGGCAGGTGCAGTGCAACTTAAGGACGCTGAAACGGAGCCGTTGATTGGCTACGCAGCGTATGCACCTGACAATACGGGTCACGTAGGCGTTGTAATACAAGGCTTAGTAGCCTAAATCCGCGGGGGTAGGTCGCTTATGTGGCCTACCCCTCATTATCTCAATAAGAGGACAAAAATGCCCAAGCCCAAAGCAGTACAGGAGGATCTACCGTTGCCTACTCCCGCAGGCGTACCCGCACCGGATGCTGTGGCACCGACAGAGAAGCAGGCCGTCACCGCAGCAGATGTGGCTGCTATCATTGCGAGTGCAGATGACTCGGTAAAGGAACAGGTGCGCATCGCGTTGGATCTCAACAAGACCCATGCGCGTAAAAAGGTGCGCCCACGGACTCATAACGAAACGCAGAACACCGTTGCAGCCTTTGGTGAGGTGACGCACCACCCCGACTTCATACCGGACCCGCCTAGTCGTATATCCGACCGAGGGCCCGAAGCGGTGGTAGTGTGGAAGACACGCTGGGCCGAGGGTAACGGTAACAACCTTAACGAGTATGACCTTGACCAGATCGTGGCGGGGGCCAGCCAGTAGCGATGGCTGATGATATAGCGGGTGACCTCAATGTTTTTGGTAGTGTGAATGCCTCTACCTACTACGGAGATGCTACCCAGTTCAGCGCATTGGCTGCACCGCAGCTAACGAGTACGCAGCGTGATGCGCTGACTAACCCGTTCAACGGTTTGCTTATATACAACACCAGCACCGACAAAATACAGGCTTATGTCGATGGATCTTGGACGGACATGCACTAGATGACAAACCTACAGGTTATACAGCAGGCACTGCGCAGGGTAGGCCTTAGTACGACTTCAACAACCTTTAAGGACGGGGCGAGGGACTATCTCAACATCGTCACCAAGGATGTGTCGAGTCGGGCTAAGTGGTTTTGGATGTTCAAGTCCTCAACCTTTACCGTGTCCAATGGCACCCAGACGTATTCGCTGGCTAGTGATGTAGCGGAGCCCCTGTCGTTTCGCAACAAGACCCAGGATCATGTGATGCTGGTGATATCGTCACAGACGCTGGATGCTGATGACCCCGATCATTCGATCACGGGTGATGCATCCTATGTGGCCATCAACGGCATCAACTCCTCTACGGGCTATGTCGAGGTAGACCTGTATCCCAAGCCAGACAACGGCACCGATGTCATCGCCTATCGCTACTACGGTTTCATACCCGACTTCGACTCCGATGACGATGCTAACTCGCTAGACATCTACGTGCCGCAGATCGTGCAGCCTGCGCTTGTGTTTGGTGTGTCGGCCCTCTACAAAGAAGAGAAGGGCGATATGGAGGGTGCCGGTATTGACCGAGGTGAGATGGAGCGGGTGATACAACGGGCCCTGACGCAGAACAATGCCATCCAGGGCAACCGCTCCTATCGCAAAAGGCGCACAGACGATGGTATGGACTACGGCTTTGCCTTTGCCGTAGAGAATGGATCGTTGTCGTAATGGCTATCAGTGCAGCTACAGTGCAATACGGCCCCTGGCTCAAGGGGGTGCGGTATGACCAACCCGCTGAAGACCTTGGCCCCAATGCGCTTTTTTCGATGACCAACTGCCGGGTAGGCCAAGCCGGTCAGGTCGAAAAGCGAAAAGGCTTTGCCAAGTTCAACGCTTCGGCTCTTAACAGCGGGGCTACGATCACGGCACTGGGTCAGGTCACGTTAGCGGCTGTAGATAAGACTTTTGCTATTTCGGGCAACAAATTTTACGACATCACCGGCGGCTCAGGCACCGACAGGTCCGGTTCAGTCACCATCACTGCAGGCAACGACAATGTATGGGAGTGGGCGTTGGCGGGATCTACGCTGGTATTGACCAATGGCGTGGATACTGACGCTATCACCTGGGCTGGCGGCACAGCCAACGCCGGGACGTTGGATGATGACAGTCGGTTTACCAAAGGAAAACACATTGCCTACTGGGACAACCGATTATGGATCGGCAATGTTAACGGAGCCAAGTATCAGTTATGGAGGTCAGACACGGGTGATATTACCGTGTGGGGCTCTACTAGTTTTTACAATTTCGATCACGATAT